GTAAACTTTAATACGTTTATAGGGGTAATTTGTATCGAAAAGACCTGATACGTTCATTTTTACACACTGCTTACAAAGATTTCTTGCTTCTCGCCTATGATTACGACGAAGCATTCTAGACACATTCACTTGAATGATTACGCATCATTCATTTGTGCTCTCATGTTCTTAACTGTTGTTATCGCATCTTTTGACAAAAGATTCGTGACGATTAAAGATTCATGGGATTACACACATCTCAGATTTGAAATCCTTCCTTCCATTAACACTTTTTATTGGTATGTATCACGCATATTATACCATTCGCACATATTTGGGTTTACTTACAGCCTAGATTATTCAAAGCCTCAAGCTTTTGTTGCGAAGACTACAAAGAAGATGATAATGGCAGTCATCGACACCAACAACTACATTTTCAAGATGCATTGGTGTGACATTCCAAATTTTCATGTTCATCTTTATCCGGTCGACCAATTTCTCGAAGAACTTTACAGAAGGTTTTATAACGAACATCGTATAGACGCTTTTAACACAAATAAGCGTGTAAATCCTACGTTGTCTCTTCGTCTAAAACAACTTGTAAAATATTTCGTTCCTATAAGTCTTCCTGCTGAATCACAGAAAAAGTTGAAAAATGCATTTGATGTATTGTTCACACAAATCACAACACATCCTGAATTTCCAAAAACAGCCTTTGCTATTCGCACATCATGCGATAACAGGGCATTTGATGATTTAGTCATCGACGGATCGTCTGCCGCTGGATATCCATATCCAAGCGGTACTAAGAAACGAGACGTACGCACTGAAGCTGAGGCTAAAGCCTCTGAGATGCTTTGGGATAACGCACGCCTTCAAGCGTATTTGAAGGATCATGTGTGGTACACAACAGGTAGAGCAAAGATGTTACTTCGTGACTCAATTGACTCTGCCAGACTTGTTTGCTACAATGGTTATGCTGTAGTCCTGATTGTTATGCTTTATTATCAAACTTTCTTTCCATTTGTTCAGAAAAACTTTCCACAGTTCGGTGTTGGTTTTTCATGGGCTCACCAGGGTGCACGCAAAGTTGCTAAACACATTGGTGACATTAAAGGACGCTCACCTAAGGGGTCTAAATATATATCAGTTGATGCTAGCGGGTGGGACACAAGCATACACGAATTAATACTCTTCATGGTACTTGAATTCCATTTGAAGATTATGAAGTTCTGCTTTGTTTCTGAACGTTACATTACGGTTTTTGAGATGATTTTTAACGATTTCGTCTCACCATGGCTCCTTTTTCCAATGAAGATTTGCATTCGCATTTTCCGAGGAATTAAAAGCGGATGGCCTGGAACTGCTGATGAAAACACTCTCATTCATTGGGCTATTGTCATGTGTGTCGCAATCGATCTTGGCATATCTAACACCATTGTATATATCCTTTACGGTGACGACAACTTGATGAGGGTTCCAGAACACATAACTGAGAAGCAGATTGTCGACGCATATTCAAAATATGGCATTACTATCAAAGTGATTCATTCTAGCGTCCATCTTAAGGAGGTCGATTTCCTTTCAAAACACATTGTTTATCTTGGCAACAACGCCGAAGGTGAAGATGAATATTGCTTCTTTCGTCCTACAGTCGAAACTGTTTCTAGGCTCCTTATGCCTGAAACATACACAAAACATGTTCCTAAAGAAGTTGTAGCATGTGAAAAGCTTTTAGGTCATTTGCTTGACAATCCATTTAATCCCGTTGTATGGGATCAATGTACTAAGCTTCTCACACACATACGTGACAATTTTGACATTCAAGAAATTCATATAACACCCGAAATGCTTAAAAGGGCTCCTTACAGGTTTATCAACCCTAGCCGTCTTAAAGGTATTTTACCTACAGTTCCTACCAAGAGATTTGTTATGGAGTTGTATGGTGTGACTATGCATGATCTTAGTATCAGTTGGCCATCAATCAACACTGATTTTGCAAACATCAATTACAAGGTTGGTGCGAAAAACATGGATTTCTTTGATTCTGCAAATGTTTACAAAAAAGCTTGTCATTCATTATTTTCGAATCTTTCAAAGCGCAATGCAAAGAGAGTAAAATGGGCTTCATCACCTTACTTTTCATTGAAAGGTACTGGTACATTTGGATTTCATGCAGCACGGTTCGAGCATGCTTATAAACATTTTGGATTGACTTCAAAAAAGTTCCTTGATTTTGGTTCTCATCCAGGTGCTGTTGCACATTCTATGATCACACTTCCTAATGCTTCTGTTACATGTGTCAGTCTTATTCCTGGAAAAGATAAGTATGCCTTTCCTTATGTGAACGCATATACTGATAAGATTAAATTTCATGTCTGTGATGTCGATCAATACGTCGTTGACACACAGTATGATCTTATCCATGATGATGTTGATATGGTTGGTAATCGTGACGAACATGTCAATAACCGTCAAGCCGCTGAATGCCTTAAAAGGTTTATTAAGTGGCAACACTTCACAAAACACTCTATGATGACCCTACATGATGTAGGTCCTCATGTCATTGAGTTACTTTATGAGACTTATAAGGTCTATGGATCTTTTAATATCATGAAGTCTTCTTTCTCCAATCCTTGGAGACCTGAATTTGTCGTTCTGTTTTCAAACAGTAGTACACCGATTATGAAGAAGGGTAAATTTCTTCAGTCTTTGTACAGTTTCTTTAATGGTTTCTCGTCAGAAATGATTAAATGGAATGACGCTCTCATGCGCAACATTCATCTTGTTGAAGAAGGCAAAGACCCCGTCAGATGTCCTTTACAGCTTGACGAAGATCACATAAAGAGGGTAAAGTCCTATTTATTCTTTTCTTAGTGATATTTACACATACCATTAACCCTTCATTCATTGTTTGGGATGGTATTAAAACCAAAACTTTATTAATTACATTTAATTTAACATTTTTAATGTAATATGTTTATCTTTTGTAAC